ATATTATCAAATTTAGTACCTGTACCCATTGTCCAACTTTGAGATACTGCGTTTGCAAAGATTGAATATTCTAAAGGAATTTCCGATGAATTTGCCGAATGTAATACTAAAAATACATTCCAACTTCTTGTTCCAATTGTTTCAATTTCGGACTTTAATGAGCCGGTATCAAATTTTATAAGGGTTCTAGCTATATCTTTTGTAGAACCATAATAAAGTTTACCTACTTCCAATATTTCATCTCTACCTGCGTTTTGGTCAGGTTGTTGTAAGTAAATACTTGCGTCGAATGATGATGTAAAAAATTTATGCATATTATAAAGCTCTTCCTTTTATATCTTTGTTAGGAAATTTTACTTCGAAAACACAAGGGTCTAAAGATGGATAAATTATCTTACCTCTAGTCGCCTCATCTAAATTGTATTTGTTTGGTGAATATCCTGCACCACCCTCACCACATATGTTATATAATTTAACGGTTGGAACACTCATAACACCTTCAACATTTGCAAGGATCAATTCTAGTTCTGAAATGTTTATTGGTTTATTAAATGTCCAATTATCTATATCAAAATATTCTTGGACTTCTGCTAAACAAGTTGTAACTACTTCTCTTTTGTTGTAGTTTGAATATGGGATTATTTCAAAATCAATACCAATGTTTACAATAAATCCATCAATAATATTTACACCATCTGTTAGGATTCTATATTCACCCAAATATGTTTTTAAATTTTGCTTTACAGCCTGATTTAAATTTGTTAGTTTTTTATTACCATCATATCCCAAAACATACATATTAATTGCAAATGGATTATTAACTTCATTTACATTTCCTCTTTTTTGTGAAAGATATTTTACTATTTCTTTTTGTATATTATCTCTTGATGTATCTTTTAATGATTCTATCAAATTAGTAAATTCTTGTAAATTTTTAGGATTAGCTAATATTGATGCTGGAGAATTACCATCTATTTCACCATCGGCAGAAACATAAACTTTTGCTACACTACCATATCTTTCCGGCATTGATAAAGCTCTTACTGTATAATCTTGTTTAGTTACTGCACGATTTTGTGAGCCAAACATTGCTATTGCATTTTGTCTAATTTCTTCAATAGATTCCGCACCTCTACCACCAATAGCCGCTTCTAAATTTTCAACAGCTACGGATTGTTTTATTGTTCCGTATAATGACGTATTTTCAATTGCTAATAAATCTTCTTCAAATTCTATACTTGCTATGCTTGTTAAATCTCCCATATTTACATTTGATTCTATTCCACCGCCAATCAAATATTTTACCGATACTGAACCATTTGGTGCAATTCCAAAAGTATTTGTTTTCAAAAAATTAGATGGGTCAATTTCTTCATTTGTTCTTTTTATAGAATTACTCAATCCTAATCCTAAATTTTTTGTATTTGGTAAAATGATTTCATCTGGCATATTAACATCACCACTACCAAATTGTATTTCTGTTGTATTATCGGAATTTATTCTTACAGAAAATCTTCTAGGTACTTTTTGCACTTCTAAAATATATGGAACCGTTGATGAATCTGCTGATAAATCTCCGGTGTTTTTTTTTATGTTTGCTGTTTCAACAAATATACTCTCTTGCGCTAAATATGGAACTTGAAAGTATTGATTATTATTAAAATCTTTTACCGAGATTACTTCTATAACATTTGTATCTTGTATTGTAATAGATGGATAATCTGTTCCTATTACATTTAAAGTTGTAGTTACTTCATTAGCAGATATCGCTTTTACTTTTTTTGTTATTAAATAAAATTGTGGAAATCCGTTACCATCTCTTTGATAAACATCAATTTCTCTACTATCTGATAATGCAAAATCAACAACATCCGTTGTTCTAAATACAATAGACGAATTTGTTTTTGACGATATTTGCATTCCTGCTTTTATCTTTAAATAATAATCACTATCTGGTTCAAAGTTTGTTCCTGTATTACTATTTGTATTATATTTTGATGGTACAAGTTGATATACGGTTATTGTAGTTGCTGCGGGTGATGTTACTTTTGGTTTGTATCCAACCGATTGTGCTAATGCTAAAATGTTTTTTCTTTCTGTAGCATTTGCTAACATTGATTCTTTTAATTGTGTATCTTGATAAAAAGATAATACATCACCAACATAAGATGCCATTTCTATAAATACCATACCAGGAGATGATTCATTAAAATCCGAATAGGTATTTGGAAAATAGACTTTAGCATAATCAATTAAATTTTCTTTAAATGATTCAAAATCCTTTCCTACATAATTTATGTTTTTACTACTTCCCCAAGATTTTTTTACACTTTTATTGGCCATCTATTTTAATTTATATTAATTTTTACTGATTCTCCTAAATTTGGATTTGATACTAAAGAAAAAACTAATTCAACTCCAATTTTATTAGAATCCTTATATTCATCATTACTATCAACTACTATTTCATCTATTTGAATGTAAGGTAACCATTTATTGACTGAATCAATAATTGTATTTTCAACTTGCACATCTATTTCACCATCTATAATTGGTTCGAATAATATTTTCCAAATATCACAACCAAATTCGGGTTGGCCGATTCTTTCTCCTTTTTTGGTCGTTAATAAATTAATCAAATTATCTTTTGCTTGAGAAAGTGTAGTATAGTTTACATGAAACATTCCACCGCTTAAGGATGATTTGTTAATACCAATTCCCAAAACTTTGTAATCATTTTCAGCTAAATCAGCCTTTTTTACTATACCAATTTCTCTAGCCATATTATCTTAATCCTTTATCTTTTTCTTGTTTTGAAAATACTTTTGTTAATTGAGTATAATCTCTACCTAAAGCTTTTTGTAATGCATTTAATCCAGAATTACCTGTTGAAGGTATTTGTGGAGTTGTTTGCGTTCTATAATCCATAGTTTCCCAACCATCTTCTTCGTATCTTTCAGGTTGTATCATATCTAAAACAGAACTTTCATCCATCATTCCACCTTCTACTCTTTGTTGCGTTGTAAATGGTTGTGTTTGATTTAATACCTCATTTAATATAGAATTTTTTGTATATTCTTTTATTTGTTTAGGTCTTTTTTGTATAACTGATTGTTCTTTTTTGATAGGTATTGCCCATTCATTTACTTCCGACAATTGTTTTAATGTTGGAGATGATTTTTTCTTTTGTGAGTTTAATGTAATCGCACCAGATTTGATTAGCTTTGCTAATTCTTCTTTAACTTGTTGTTTGACTTCATTTTTAACAACTTCCTTAATTAATCCGACTAATAATTTTGAATCCATAATAATTGTGTATATGTTTAATAATAAATATAAAAACATTAAATTTACCCTATTATCGTATAACTATTCCAATTTAATACCGCTGGGGCTGGTGGTGCTGGTGGTGGGTATTGTGCCATTACCATCATTGTTCCACTAACTCCCATCAAATGAAATTTGGCTAAATTTACAAACGGGTTTAAAAATATGTTCGTTTGTTCTGAAAATACAATCGTTGGTGGAATAAACCATATATTTGGAATATTTGGTATAAATCCTTTAATTGTATCATATGCCATTGATACTAACTCATCTTTAGTTGGTAATGATTCTTCTATTTGTTTTTTTAATTCATCTTTGGTTGGTAATTTCGGAATTTCTATATTAGGTAATTCTATTGTGGAAATTATTCCATCTATTGTATTTTTGACATATTTTTTTATTTCCTCTTGAGTTGGCTTTTTTGGAATTTCTTTAGATAATGATACTATCATATCGATTTGTTGAATAATTGGTTGCAATATTTGTTCCTCTATCGCATCAATTAACGATTTTTTTATTTCCTCAACAGCTTTATCCAATAATTCTTTCCTAGCTTTTTCAATTATTTTATTTCTTTTTGGTAATTCTGGAAATGGAAATTTAATTGCTTTTTTTATTTGAGAACCAATTGATGGCTTTTTCTTCTTTATAGCATTAAATTGTTTTACAATTTCGATACCAGCTATTATATATGGGTTATTTTTAACATTTGTATCTATTGGTTCGTTTTTTAATATTTTTTGAACAGTTTCATAAACATTAAATTCACCCAACCCATTTATCGTAATAATTTGAGATTTTAATCTATCCACTAATACTTTAGCTGCTTTTTTTAATGCCTTATGTATTGCGGCTGAGGATACCATTGATATTGGATTTGGTCCAATATTCATAATTGCACCAGGTGCAGGTGGGGTTGATTGCCATCCCAATGGCTTTAATAATGGATTTGGTAATGGTGCCATTTCCGCTCCCATCCAATATGCATCAAATGCGGATGGATATATTTCTGCTAAAATATTGAAATTTTCACCATCACTATCTATTCCTTTTTGTAAAGCTCTTTTAATTTCATTTGCCATTCCTGTAACATTTCCATTTAAAACAGGAACCCCATAAATCATATCACCACCTCTTTTTATACAATTATCGTATTCATTAGCTATAAAATTACTAAAACCATCCATATCATTGGAAAACCTTTGCCCAATAAAGCTATTCAATACATTAATTTTGTATATAGTCCAAGACATTATTATTTACTTAAAAAGTTTTTAGCAGATAATAACTTATTTAATTTAGATTTTATTATATTAAATTCAAAACTATTTACAGGACCAGCATTAGTAGGTCCAACAGGAGTAGCATATACTTGTTTATTAATAGCTTCAATCAATTCTTTTAATATTTGAACCAATTCACCACCCAATACCATTTTTTGAACATCAGCTCCCGCATTGCCCTCTCCCTTATTCTTGCCTAAATAAATTTTACCATTTTCAGAATTAAAAAATATTTGATTTGCGCCAGATGAATGAATCGTTACATTTTTATCACTATGTAGATAAATATCTTTGGCTGCATCGATAGAATAATTACCATCAGTAATAACACCTGTATTACCTTTACCAAAAATAATAAACTCTTTAGCTTTTGCTGAAAGAATTATTCTATCGGAATTTATCCACAACTGATCTCCCTTTAAATCATCCGATGATGGATATTCTTTAAATCCTACTTTTGTTTTTTGAATTGTTTCTTTAAATGGAACTTTTACTTTGCCCGATGTTAAATAAATTGATGTTCCATCTTTATTTACATCTTCTTCAATTAATTCACCAATTTTTTTATCATCTAATTCTGGGTTTTGTTTGTTACGAATGAATATAGATGGAGATGATGTTTTATCATCTTCTGTAAGGAAAAATTCAGAAAATCGAATTGTATTTCCAACTCTGCCCTGTATAATTGTATCACCCTCTTTTGGTTTTAGAAATTTTATTTTTTCTTTTACTGTATATTTCTTTTTTTCATCTTCTTTTTTTTGAGCCGGTTGATTAGGGGTTCCTGTTTGTTTGGTTTCACTATAATTTTCTGATTTTGAATTAGAATTAGATTTTTTAATCTCTTTACCTTTTAAACCTTCCGCTACTTTATAATCACTTCTATAATTTGGATATTGTGTAGTTGTGTATGGTAACCAATAATATTCATTATTATTATTTATAATAAAAACCGTTTCTCCAACAATTGGATAGGTTACGTTATTTTTATCAAATGGAAACGCATAGTTTGGTAATACAAATGTGCTTTCATTTTTAAATTCAATTGCACCCAAAAATCTAACATCCTTATCATCAAAATTTTTATTATCGTTATAAACTCTAATAAAATCAGAATCTTTTCTTAATTCTAAAAAATCTTCTTTATTGATAAGGACTTTTGAAACGACCGCCAAAAATGCTTCCATTACTTAATTTTTTTTGTTATTTCTTCAATTTCTATTTCAATATCAGATAACCTTTCTTTATTTTTCGCATCAACCTCATCGACCGCTTCCTCTAATTGAGAAAATAATTGTGCCTTTTCATTTTCACTTAGCCAACCATCTTCACCAATACCTTTTGCTTCTGCTGCAGCAAGTCTTTGTGCAATTGTTGCCATCTTAATCAAATGTTCATCGTTTTTTACAGACACTTCGATAAGGTCTTTTATGATCGGAGCTATAATAGTTGCCTCACCAACATTTTTGATTAATTTACGAAGTGATTCAATCAAATCAGAAATGTTTTTCTTTTTATTTTGCTGGTTTTCGTATATATCCCTAAATAATGAGGATAAATTTTTACCATCAAATAGTTGAAATTCTGAACTCATAATATTACATTCTTTTCTATATAATTATAAAGTTCTTCAGTTATTAGTTTATATCCTTCTATATTTGGATGCTTTGCTACTTTCATAGGATTTGGTTCTTTAACTTCCCATATTAAATTATTTTTATAATTTTTTATCATCCAACTTTCTAATGATTGTTTACAAAATCCCCAATATCTTTTTTTATTAATCATTTTTGTAATATCATCTTTTGAATTTAATTCTTGTATCATCAAATCAAAAGCATCACACATTAAATAATTAATACCATAATCTTCTAACATTTTTTGTAAAAATATAATATAATTTTGATTTATAATATTATAATAGTTTTGACTGAATAATTCTAAAAGGAAAAGTTTTTTATATTCTGATAAAAATCTATTAAATTTTTCATCCCCATATTGATATGATTCAGTAAATTTTTGTGGTAAGATTGATAATTCCAACTGGCCCCAACTTATCCATTCACCTTTCGGTAAAAAAGGAACATAATCTCTTAATGATGAACTCCACATAATTACTACAAAATCTCCTTTGTGTATTTTACCATTCCTTAAATCATTAATAGTATCATTGAAAATAACATTATTTGCTTTACCACTCCACCCGTTATTTACGGGTTCTAATCCTAATTTTTCTGCAAGGTGTTTTACCCAACTATTTTCATTTCTGAATAGTTGTAATTGTTTCCTATCTTTGATGGTTTGTTCATGTTTCCAATTTGCACCTTCACCTTCTGTCCAACTATCTCCGTATGCGTATAATTTCATTATTTGTAAATTATAAAATTATTAATAACCAACACATCCATATCACAGTTTAAAAAAGTCCAAATAGCTTTATCAGGATCATTTGTCATTGTATGGTCTTTTAAATTAAATGATGTATTTAATAATATTGGTGTGCCTGTAAGCCTTTCAAACTCTTTTAACAATTTATAGTAAAGTGGATTTTGCTCTTTTGTTACCGTCTGTATTCTTGCACTATTATCCACATGTGTTACAGATGGGATTGGTATTTCTGAAATAACTTGAACAACTTGATTCATATACGGAACATCCTCTTCTGATTTGAAATATTTTTGATAATCTTCATTTGTTACTGAAGGAGCAAATGGTCTAAACACTTCTCTTTTTTTGACAACCTTATTAATTTTATCTCTAATATTTGGTAAATGCGGATTAGCTAATATAGAACGATTACCCAATGCCCTTGCACCAAATTCAGTTCTACCTTGAAACCAACCTACTATTTTTCCACTCTCAATATATTTTGCAATAATTTCACACAAACGTTCTTCATCGGGTGCAACTTCAACGCATAATTTTTTATTTTGTTTTATTATATCATCAACTTTAATATTCCATTCTGGTCCCAAATATGCAGATTTATTATCACCACCTTTTACTTTAGGTTTTCCTAAT